CTTAGGATCTAATGTCAATTTTTGGATTGGTGTTCCAATATGGGCAGAAGCCAACATAGGAGCATTCATAGGATGCAGAGGCGATACATCTGTAATAACAGGCACATTTGTGTACCCGAACAGTGTAGCAATCTTCGAAAGAGCACCTGCACCTATTTCAGTAGCTCGTGCAAACCTTCCAATAACTGGCACATTCGTTAGCATACTAGCAACAGATGAAATGGCAGAAGCCGGTTGTGAAACCGGTCCAACACCATATTCATCATTTGCTTGCAATGATAACTTTGAGGTTGAGGCCATCAATTCGACATCAGTCATCCATGCATAAGTCCTTACTGTAACAGAGCTAGTACCACCAGCCACAGCCACTGCAAGTGTTTTATACACGAGATGATTAATAGTACCCATATTCTGAACTTCCGAAGCGCTCGTAATATCCAACCAATTTTTGTGAAGGAAAAAACGACAAACGAGTTCACCACCCGAATTAGCTTGCGGATACACGTAGAATCCCGGTTGTTGGGAATACGGGGTAAGAAGTGGAATCGATGAAGTTGGATTTGTTCTGATCTTGTCCGAAACAAATCCGAGGAGAGGTGAGTAGCACAATCGGAGCGCACCATACTGGAATGGTGATGCATTAATAACCACTTTAATGTGCAAATTCCCGCGCAAAAAGGCGTAATTATCAATTTTCTTCCGTATGGCAGTATTACTAAGGAATAAATACCACGGTTGGAAAGTTTTAAGAACACCAATTGAATCGGTAGTTGCCCAAGTAGTGGTATCTATCAACGTAGGACGCGCCAAGAAGCTACCCAGCCCCAAATCGTCAGTGTTATCGACGCGTGCGACGGTATTGTCAGACACAGGCATGTCCACATACTCGCCACCCGCATTATCGATAAAATCGACGGTCTGGGATTGCTCCACGTTTGCTTCAACCGCTGAAGCAACGACCAAATTGTCGACCTCTTCGACAGGTTCAGCCTGGAGCGTGAAAAGTGAATAGTTCATACTGTCCACATGGCCATTCATAACCATTGTGTCCAGAGAAGTACTTTTAGTGACTTCTACAACATATTTTCCATTTTCATTTTTGTAATTTTTCTGTAACCATTATTATTAAAATATATAGATTGGCTAAAACCTATATAAGTTAGGAAGATGATGAAGCTTCCTTGAAACGTTCCTTTAATTGTTCCCAACTTGGAAGCGTTCCACTTGTTTCGTAAAACTTATACGGTTCCTCATCAAGGATTTGCCGGAAAAACTTATGGTGTTTTTCAAACACTTTTTTCCCATAGAAAAAGTACTCACTATTGGCACTGCTAATAACAGCAACCATTTGTGCATACTTGTCTATGGTTTTAGAGGGAACCCACATTGTCAATGATTTGACAATAGATTCCTCATCCAGAGGACAAAGCCAATCTCCCACATCCACATCAAAACGCCATTCCCGCTTAAGGAATGAACATTCATCAATGTGAATATAAGGCACTGACTCAGACGTCTTATCGGCCATAGTGTAAACTACACCAATATCCGCCAATGACTTCTGGATTGTTGTGTGATTAAACCAATCACGATCCTGCGAAATACCCATGATGTTATCATCACCATAGGTCATCAAATGTACATACTTTTTAAAGTCAGTGCATTTGTGAGCAGGATTGAGCACAGTATATGCATATCGCATGTATAAACTATTGACTAGTGAATTTACTATAACAGTCAATGGATGACCCGATGGGTTTGTTCCAAAAAACTCTAATAAATCACCGTTCATGTTTACTACAGGGAATGCCGTGTCTTCTCCAATGCACATAATCTCACGAATTTCTTCTTCCGAGAAACCCGCGGCTCTGTACACGTTGCAAATGACTTGAAAAGCTGCCAAGATGAAATCTGAAATCATCTTCTTATCAAACTTTTCATAATCACCTGCAACACATCTGTCTTCACCAAAGTGGGTCAAATACTTCCGTATTTGCCCCCACTCGGCAGACTGACACACTGT